AATATAGGTCTGACCTGCGATTATGGTAACTATGTCACCTTCATCATTGGCTCCTGCCTTAGCAAGTCTTTCAGCAAAGTGACCTAGTTGTCGTAGATACTTCATCACATCGGTTTCAAACTTAGAACCCTTAGCCTTGTTGTAACTACTCAATGTCTCACCTGCAAATTAGAATGTAAGTATGCCCTTCCTTGCGAATCAGAATCACCTATCTGACACGCAGCAAAGTTTGTAAAGAGTGTTGCCCACCGTGAAGCATCAGCGTAGTGAGGACCAAACCGATTCTTCACGGCAGCAACCCGAAGCATTCCTTGGGAGGGGTCATAACCAAGGGTCAGAATGATGGCAGGTAATTGACTTACCTTACCGTGTATAGCACGACGAGGAGGGGGCATCGTGGGAGATCCATACTCACTCTGTTCTGATACGTGATGAAGTACTAGCACACACGCTTCGGTCTTGCGTGCCATATCGTGTAACTCCATCATAATTGCACGTAGTCCAGCCCATTCATTATCTGTCTCGGCTGCTACATTCATTAAGTTATCTATCACTATAAGTTCAGGTGCAATTCCATACAGTTCGATGTATGCCTTTATCTCCATCTCGATATCATCGAGTGACGGACTGGAGTCAAAGACCCACTGTATGTTCTGCATCTTAGAAAGGTATTCTTGGTAGTGACGTGTATTGTTTTGTAAATTAGTTTCAACTGTCAGTTGTGAATGACCTGACAGATGAGCAGCAGTACGGATCATTACAGTTGCGGTGTCGGTATCTGCTGAAAAGAAAAGCGTTGGGATATTTGCCTTGATTGCATAGACCAAAGCAAACATAGACTTGCCAGCATTGGGTGCAGCAGCAACCATACAGACTTGTCCTCTTCTAAATTTTACATTGACTTCAGTAGAGTTGAGAGACTTCCATACATCAGGCAGTGGCGTGGCTTTAATGTTAGTGGATTGCCACGCACGAGAAAGCCTAAGCATCTCTCTCCTCCCTTTCTTCTTTTGGTAAGACTATCCCACGTTGTCTTCTAATTATCCTACGCTGATTAGAAGTGAGTCCTCCCCACATTCCATAGCGCTCTTTATTGATTCCCCATTCGGCGCATTCAGTTCGGTGACGACAGTTTCCACAAATACGTTTAGCGAGATTGACACCTTCGTATTTTCCGTTACCAGATATATCTTCTGGGAACCAGTATTCGCCATCAACTTCCGCACAGAGAGGACTTTCGTACTCTCGTGGGTCACGCACGAAGTTATCGAACCCAGATTGCGTCGCACTTGTCAGGAGCACCCTTTGGTGCAGCACACATCCAAGCACGCCAAGGACCTTTTGCTCCGTTACCAGTTCTATATTGCATCTGACCGTGCTTACATTCAGGAGTCTGACCTTCAACTACCTGTGGTTTTGCTGCTGGTGCAGCACTTGATACGGGCGCAGGAGATGAAGAGCCTTTGTAAGATTGGACAACACTTCCAATGAGTGGTGAAAAGTCCTGCGCTGTATTTAACAGCGACTCTAGTTCCTCCTTGCTTGATGCGTATAAGTTAATCAGCGTTTGATCTGCTGAATAAAAACTTACTTGAAACTTTGTTGATTCTGGCGCAGCCATTTACTTACCTCCATTATGTTTGACAGAAAGGCGCAGAGTTTCCTTGCCTTCGATTACAGGAAGATAGCCTAGAAGTTCTTCGACCTTTTCCTTATTGACTTGTTTGGCACCAGCCACAGTAGACCAACGAACCTCTACTCCTGTGTCAGTGACACCGACTACACCACTAAGTGCTTCTTTCAAAGCATCCTTTTGCGTAGTCAATTCTTTTATTTTATTATCTAGTTGTAGATAAGTCAGCGCTTTATCTGCTGCTGATCTATCCTCTATTAACTTTAATTCAGTTTTTGTATGTTCTTTTTTTATACCAACGCATCCCATCTCACCTGATGAGTCATAGTATTTACAGTAGAACTTACAGTAACTCTCATCTTTTTCTGGCTCAGGTGGAGTCTGAAATTCTTTGACACCAGCCAACCAAGATAAGGCTTCAAGCGCAATGGAAGAATCGTACTTCTCTGAGTGGACCTTTACATCGCGCTCGTCACCGTCTCGTGGTATTGCCACTAGATGCACATTGTGGACCTTCCCCAATCCACTTTGTTCTATTAAGTATCCGTAAGTATGTACTTGCCAGCGTTGCTGCTGGCTTGGAAAATAAGCGAGGTTCTTCAACTTCACTGTCTTCCAATCAACTACATCGCCTGTTCCAGGAATGTAGAGATCTACGTGGGCCTTCATCCCATTATGTTCTACGCTCTGCTCTAGTAGAACTTCCTTGTTATTTGATAAAGCCTTTTCAATGGTGTCGTGGATAGCAGTTCCCATAATTGCAGCCAACTTCAATTCATTTTCATTAGTCTCTGGCTGGTTGTTTAATTTATACCAGACCTTACGACGGCAACCACCTAGTTCTGATGGTCCTATCTGGACCTGAGTAGAACGTGGTCTGTTATTCTCTTTTTCGTAGAGAGCCTTGATAAGTAAATCTTTTACATCCATTTATATTCTTCCCACCTATTGATTGTAATGCGAAAGAATATCAGATTGATTACAAATATCCTAGCAATAATCTGCAAAGGCAGATCTTCGTATTCTCTATAGTAATCAATACCTAAACCCCAGTTACCAATGGAACCACTGGTGACATTCATAGTCCATCTGTCTCTCATATAATCCTTTCCTGAGTGACACATTGAATCGGAGGACAAGTATTGATGTCAAGCATTGAAGCAATCTGAACGGCTTTCTCGGCGTGTTGCTCTACATTACCAATAGTGAGACGACCCACACGATCATAAAGATAACCGAGAGCATAAGCACCGCCACTACCGATTCCATAAATCTTGTGGTCAGATTTGATAAACGATAGGTCCGTCGCGATATGGAATACATTCCCATTAAACGCGACAATGTAGTCGAATCCTGCTTCTTTGTCTTTGGACGCTTCATAAGGTTCATATCCATTCTCTTTGAATGCTTTAAGTATGGATGGCATAACTTTCTTGCCCATCCACTGCACGGGGTCTGCGCCTTTATAGGTGGGCGGAGTCCAGTTATAGGCGAGGATATCTCCTGGCCTAGCATCACCGACAAGACCTAGTATGTACTTGCCTACGTGAATAATCTTAGGTGTGGATGTACTAATAGTTCGCAGATTATCTTCTGTTATCTGACTGTCTGCTGCTATGACTGCTCTATCGTCTAGTTCGATTGCTACTAATGTGGTCACTGGATAATGGTAGTGGAGATACGGCGTGTCGCGTCAGCGACACTCTTATGGATTATTACAATATGAGCCGAAGGCGAATCAAACGGCACCTTACGGTGCCGAGGCCGAAGGCCGAGAGGCGACCGACCTCAAGGAGGGAGCCGTGCAGAGAATGTGGTTCCGTCTACTTCGGCTGCTGAAATATAGCACCCCTCTCCCACCTATTACTGCTGCTGACCTACGTTCTCTAGGTCCAGTCCACGCTTGTTCCTGTGGTTGCACAGTCTTTAATGTCTTTGCTCAGTTTGATGATTACGATATTGCTTGGTGGGGTTTAGATGCTACCTGCGCTAACTGTGGCAACCTAGTACGCATACCTTGCCCAGTGGACAAAGAAGAGAATAGTTTTTAGGCATAAAAAAAGAAGCCCCCAGGATTTCTCCTGAGGGCCTTTTGCCTCGCGCTTGCTACAAACTGTTAGTTTGAACCACGTCCAAACTCTGGGGCTGATTTATCTAGCCACTTGAGTACTGGACCTAGGAAGCCAGCCAAGGCTGCAGTTCCAAGGACCTTAACATCAGTCTCTCCTGCTAGGTATAGTGCGATTGCTGCAGCAGCGGCTGCACGAAACCAAGTAAGACCGACTTGCTTTAATTGTTCCATTAGATTGCCTTTCGTTTTGTATTGTGAACCTTGCAGCAGGTGCATACTGGTACCAAATTGGTACCTTTTGCTACCTTCTTCTTTGGCTGAGGCTGTAATTTAGCCAGAGCCTGGTTCACAATTTTAGGTTGATTCATCCACCAGAACCAAGGGCTAGTGTCATTAGCCATATCAGCGTTGATAGAAATATGAAGATGCACACTATGAGGGTTGCTACCCCTGTAAGGACGATTGCCAGAACTAGCCAACTGGCGTGACCAAATCTTCTTATTGAAGATAAGGTAGGAAACGCGCTCATCCTCTTTAAGTTTTTCAAAAATAACGGCACAGTCAATACCTGCCTTTGGGTCGTGGGTCAGGTCTACTGCTAGTCCAGTATTGTGATCTGAATTAGGACTTGCCTTGATGTGAGCCTTGCTTGGCAGTAGGCCATCCGATGCCTTCTTGCGATTGGGAACAAGCGCAGTTGCCTGCCTTAGAACGGCAATGGCTGCAGGTGTTGCACTCTTTACAACAGGTTTCATTCATTTCCTCAAGGCTTCCTTGACTAAATCGGTAAGTAATTCTACTTTTTCTTCTAGTAAATTAACTTTATCTTTGACACTTGAGCCACCATTGGGTCTTAGTTCATATAGGTAATGCTTAACTAGCCAGCGTACAACGCCAGCAAAGCCAGTGATTAAGGTCAGTCCTGCTACGGCTAGGGTTGCCCATTCTGTTGGTGTCATTTATACGCTCCGAATAGTTGCGACTAACAATCCCCCGAAACCAGAGAATCGCTTATCTGAAGGTGTACGGTTAATGAAATCAAGTTCTTCAATGATTCCAATGAACGACTCTCCTGTACGGAAGTCGTCAACTCTGATGGTATCTCCATTACTTTCAATGGATTCTAGGCTTGACATACGATCATAGGCTCTGCCTTCATAGCCCACCTCTACGCCAAACTTATCTGACTCTCTATCAAAACAGGCTAGTGGGTATTGGATAAGGCGCTGACGGGGCACTGATGGCAAGGACTTTAACTGGTATCCAGTAAATAGCGGTCCCTGTGTATTGTTAGTTGAAGACCTAGTTAAGGTAAAGATAAAGCCAAGATACTCTTGCGGCAGGGCTGGATATGAAATGGTTACTTCTGGTACATCTTGGCCCTGAGTAAAACTACCAATGGAGTATTCAGTATTAACATTATCAACGCTTTTAATAGTTAGACCACCATTGGTGGAATCAAAGCGAGCCTGTAATAGTTTGAATATCTTGTTTTCTAATGTGTTGTAACGGACAAAGCCAGTCTGGAGATATCCAGATGCAACCAGTCTACTCGCAGACTCAATATAGACAGAGCCGTTGCCAGCAGTAGTAGCGTTAGTAGTAAAGGCTAGGCGGTCTGTGCCGTTGATAAAAGCGCAGGCTGTAGTCTCTCTAGTGGTATCACCATTAGCGTTATATGTATCATAAGCATAAGGAAATACCAGTGGCGCTATCTGTGTAGATAGGTCAATGCGGATAGTTCCTGGCTCATCATCTACGCCAGTTGCAGCCCAAGCAAACCTATCTCTGAAAGCAAAGTCATAGACAGGCTGGTTGTTCTCCCAGATAAGAGGTCCATAGGCTAGAGATCCATCATCTGCTACAACAGCAGCGCGGATACCTTTAGTAGTTCCGATAAGCATATAGCCAAGGTAGTAAGCAATCTTATAGATACGCTCTCCGCTAGGCATTTCAGCAGCGGTAATAGCGCTGGTCAAGGTAGGCATCGTTCCATTAGATGCCAAGGTAAACTTCTGGATATTGGATTGGGTTCCTGAAAAGCCAGTGGTATAGATAGCAACGCCGCTTGAAGTAGTACTTGTGTATACAAAGTCATCTACTGGGTGGGTATAGACAGCAGTAGGTAGGGCAGTTGCAGTCGTAGAAATCTCATAAACTTTGTTGTTGATACAGGCAACGATACGTTCCTTGGTGAACTCCATTACCACGTTGGTAGCGATAAGACCTGTCACCTGAAACATCTGAGTGTTTGCAACAGTTGAATACTCGGTGAGCAACTTCTTGTACATCGTTAGTTTGGTAGAACCACCAGAGGTAACGTTAGTAATCCAATAGCAGTAAACTCCATCATCACACATCGCATATACCTTGTCATCGGTACCAGTGTTATAGTCTACGAAGTGCTGAACATCGCTTGTAATAGTGCCTGTAGAGGCTGTAGATGCCACATTTGAGGCAGTCTTAGCATAGGTCAAGGTGGTTGTAGTAGGAACTGTAGAGATGGTATAGGTACCATTGAAGGTAGCATCTACGCCAGTAACATCAATCTCCATACCTACTGCTAGGCCGTGAGCAGCACTGGTTGTCAGGGTAGCCACATTAGAGGTCAGAGCCTTATTAGAGACAGTTGCAGTAATGGTTGGGTATATCTTGTCAATGTCAAAGCCATCAAGCATTAGGCAGCCAAGGAACTCATTATAGGTAGTTGAGCCAGTATTGGTTAGTTGCTTCCATTGAATGGAGCGAAGGTGCTGTTGCGGTCTTAGGTTGTCATTGAGAGTAGCAGTAGTGACGTGGGTAGCATCAGTATCAAGAATCAGCGTTGCTTGGCCCTTAGTCCAGACATCTATACCTTTGGACTCTGTGTATTGGAAACGTAGTGATTCATCCTGAGCAGGCTCAAAGAACTTGATGCCTTGACCTAGATGAAATGATGACTGAGATCTAAACCACCAACCAGTTAGAGACTGTTCTCCAGCCTCACGAGTCTGGTCATACTGTTGCTTGCGATACTGGGCTGTGACACGGCGATAGGGTGAGTCGTCAGATGCCATAAGAAAGAATGGCTGACCATTGATAGCCACATCATAGGCTTCATTGGTAGAGGTGTATTGAATAGCGCTCTGTGGGTTGGATAACGGGTATGGAATCTCGTCAGTGATGTCCGAGCCATAGGGTGGGACCATTACTCAGCCTCCGAATATCTTTGTAGGTAATCTATTGCTGCTCTTAAAATTTCAGGGTTGTCTTTAAAGTTGCCTAAAGCAATATTGCAGTTGTGACATAAGACTCCCCTTGGCTGATTAGTTTTGTGATCGTGGTCAGCGTGAAACTGACCCCTACCACCTGGAGTATCTGTTCCACAGATAGCGCAAACGTTTCCCTGTTGAGCCAGTCTTTCGTCAAATAAATCCTGTGGATAATTAAGAAGTCTCATTCTTCTGTAAGCAACATCCTTAAAAGAAATCTTTGCCCTATTTTTCTCAGCATATTTCTTTTGCTTTAAGTAGTCGCACTTCTTGCATTGGGTACGCCTAAAATGCCTTAGAGTATTTCGTGATTCTCTATGAAATTCATCTACTGGTTTAACTTCTCCACACTTTGTGCAGTTCAGTAATACCGCTAGAACCACTATGTCTCCTTTAATTTAGAAATAAAAAATTGAGCCGTTTAGCCACTTGCTCAGGTGGTACTGCATTATCTTTATAGATTGTGCTAAGCGGTGGGCTTGCCTAGTGTGAGCCCATCAGGAATTGGCTTACTGTAATTCCATTCGGCTATGTAATCGCCAAACTCATCTACATCGTTCTGTAAAATGATGGTTTTTTTACGACCAAAATCGTCATCAGTTAGTTCTGGATATACAGAAATAATTTGTTCCCATAGTGTCATAAATTACGCTCCTAAATAAGTTGCTTGAAACCAGCAACCTTCGTCAAAATACTGCGTTACATTTGTTCCAGAGTTTTGTCTTGCATATAATTGGAAATAATCGGTGGCGACGGCTTCTACAACGATATTCACCTGTGGATTAGGATAAGCAGTTGT